TGTATCTGTTATATTTTCCCAATTTAATGCTTTCATTAGTCATTCTCCTTGTTTATTTTGATAGAGTGTAAAGTGCATTTACCAATCAATTCTTGCAATTCACTCAATGTTGTAAAACCCCTTATATCTTGAGTTCGTTCCTTCCATTTATTATAATAGTCAATCTCGCTTTCATCTACTATATATTGGTTGCTCCCATTAATCTGTTCAATATCTAGCCCTTTAGCAATGTTTAGCCTTATAAACTCGTGAAACCTTAAGACCATTTGAACATCATTAAAGAAAAAATATGTCACAAAAGGGTTGTTCCTAGTTTCGTAAGCAGTCTCTATTGTAAAGTCATCATTTTCACAACCAAACACACTTTCCCATTCTTGACTATCGTCATTATAAAAATTGACAGACGAAATTACTGCTATAGTTTCATCTTTTATTTTTATGCACTCTTGATGAGCAAATTTTCCATAAAACTCTGTTTTTACATTATTCATTAGTCATTCTCCTTTTTTTTATTTGCATTTATTATTTATTTTAATTCGCCATAACATTGTGGGCAACAAAATTCGCACAAGCTATAATCTTCTTTTTCTGATATAGTTATTTCTTCTTTACTAAATCCTTCTCCACAATTATCACACATATAGTTATTTTCTTCTTTCATTTGAATCTCCTTTTTTTATTTGCATTTATTATTTATTGTTTTATAATTTAATTTGTTAAATCGTTTGGCTGAAATATACTTTTGGGGTTTAACATTTAAGTTCTTACCAAAAGGGGTTTGTATCATAGGAACAAAGCATAGCGAAGATAACAATGCTTGATACTTGGGTAGCATTGCCGACAAATAGTTATCCGTTTGATTATAAATGCTGGTAGTCAAATATCCTACTTCGATAAAATATGAGCGAGGTATAATAAGGGTAGAGCCTAACTCTGCTTTATGCAGGGGTAGGGAAGCTTCTATCCTTTTCTCCAAATATTCACAAGGTATAATATAAGTTTTATAAGTATTTAAATAGTTTTTCATAATCACGAATCTCCTAAAGTCGTGGATATAATAGGGGGAGTTTCTAACCTTTCTTTACTCCCCTTATTATTACTTCCTCCTTCTATCATTTATTTCTTGATTTATAATAGCTTTAGCCTTCTCAAGATCATTATCATCTAACTGCCTAGCATTATTATAAATTTCCCACAATATAATTTCAGTTTTATTTTGATTCATTAAAATTCTACCTCCACTTTCTTATTATCTAAATCTACCCAAATTTCTACAGGGAATATAGTTAGCCATTTAAAATCATCTCTTTTATACCAATTTGTTGAGATAGCAAAGGTATCAGGTAACACATATTCCTCTAATCCATAATCCCAATCGTCAAAAATTAAGGTAATTTTTATAATGTGTATATAAGTATCTTTAACTCCATATCCCCTCATCTCAAAATCCAAAGTCCAATCTATAACTGCTTTAACACAATCATAATCTCCGTCTTCATTTTTAAATTGACTAGGCACTTTACCTGTTATAAAAGGATTAATTAATTCTTCTTTAAATTCCCACATTTATAAACTCCTTTCATTTAATGTGTTATAACACCAATTGCACAAAAGATCCCAACCACAATCTGAATTTAACTCAATCCAATACTTATTTAGCTTAATAACATTCCTATTTCTATCCTCTGAATGTTCTTCTTTACAACTTGGACATTTAACTTTTAAATCACTCATTTTACAATCTCCACATTTTGAATTTCAGAATCATCTAAATCAATATTAAATTGTATTCTAAAATCTTTTTTTAGTTTTTCAATATAATCTTGCTTACTTTCTGATTCTATGTGATTACCTTCAAAATTTATAATCACATTGCATTTATATTCTTTCATTTATAACCTCCACATTATAATTATCTTTAACATATTCCCAAGCTAAATCCCTATCATCAAATATCTCATGCTCGTAATCATCATCATTAGCCTCTAAAAATACATCTACAAAGTATAAATAATGTTCTGTATCTGGGTTTTTTTCTTTAATTATATAAATTATATAATCATCTTTTATAATTTCATAACTATCATTATCTAGTTTTTTTATTTCCATTTTATAATCTCCTATTTATAGTTTATTGATAGTTTTTTTTATAAAGATTGAAACTATCAAAACAATCTGCATTTTTATTTATAATTCAAGTATTCTATTAT